CCGTGTGTGCGATGGACTACAAGGGTGTCGGGAACGAATATGTCGATGAGAACAAATGCATAGTAGACAGTTACCAAGACAAGGTCGGTAGCCTGTGTGCGAGGGACTACAAGGGTGTCGGGAACGTCCGGCGTTTAACGCCTTTGGAATGTACGCGTCTGCAAGGTTATCCCGATTTCTGGGTTGATCTCGGTGATTGGGTTGACAGTAAAGGCAAACTTCACAGGGATGCGGACTCACCGAAGTACAAAGCTCTCGGAAACAGTATCGGGTTGCCGTGGTGGCAATGGCTTGCGTACAGAATCGTATCGGAGCTGAAACGCAGCGGAGTGACTGATCCTACGCTCGGAAGCCTGTTCGACGGCATCGGCGGTTTCCCGCTTGTGTTCTCAAGAGCCGGAGCAAAGCCTATCTGGGCATCCGAAATTGAAGAGTTCCCGATAGCGGTAACAAAGAAACATTTTCCAGAGGAGGAATAGGTATGGCTTATTGGATTGGTGTAGGAATCGGGTTTGGATTGGGGTTTATTTGCGGAATCTTCGCCGGGGTAATGGGAGCGGTGGTGGTTGCGTTAATAGCAAGAAAGGATAAGGGTGATGAAGAATGAATTTTGGCGTGTTTATTTTGGGATTTGCCATCGGTGCGGTTGCGATGCTTGATGTGTTCCTGTTGATGGCATATCACGATTTGCGGAAAGGAGCAACACGATGAAATATGTGATTGATATTCCCGAAGGTATGTTGGACGAATTGCGGACTTGCAAGTTTCCAATACAAGACGCATATAGGCTTTGTGCGGTAATTGAAAACGGCACACCGCTTCCGAAGGGACACGGACGGTTGATTGATTCGGACGCATTAAAACTGACGCAACACGACATTTATGTGGAATCAATAAACTACAGACACAGATGTATAAGTGTTGAAAATATTGATGAAGCCCCGACCATCATCGAAGCAGACAAGGAAGGAGCAGAGGAATGACAGACGAACAGGCAAGAGAAAAGATGGAAGAATACGCAATGACAAGATTGCGGAAAGCGGTTCGGAACTTCATTGAGATATACCAAAATGTAGAATGGGTTAAAACTTGGGCATACAACATAGACGGGGAAAGATACGAAGTCGAAATCAAGATTCACAGAACGAAAGGCAAGGAAGGAGCAGAGGGATGACTAACGAAGAAGCAATCAAACACGGAGAGGAACAGTTAGAAATCTTCGGTGGCGAACATAAGGAATTCATCCGATGTGCGTTGGATGCACTAAAGAGAGAACGCAAAAAGGGAAGATGGATAAAGCACGAAAATTTGGGGAGCAATGGTCATTCGATATGGATTTCTTATAACTGTTCAGAATGTGACAATCCCGAAAACCACAAATGCAGATTTTGTTCTTTCTGCGGAGCAAAGATGGAAGGAGCAACAGATGGCACTACAATGGACAAATGAAAACGAGCAATGGAAACTTGCCGGGATGTGTAGTATCTGCCGAAGAAAGAACTATTGTTCAAAACCTTGTAAGGCAAATAAAATCTCAACGGAAAGAAGAATAAAAGAGGGAGTAATCAATGCCATCATAAAACCATTTTTGGTGGAAGAAGATGACCATCTAAACAAGATACACAAGGAAGGAGCAGAAGAATGACTAACGAAGAAGCAATCAAGGTAATCAAGGCTAACTATCCGAGTGGTGGGTATGAGGACTTATGTCAAGCACTTGAAAAAGCAATCAAGATGCTTGAAGATAGCAGATGGATTCCGGTCACAGAGAGGTTGCCCGACAAGGAACACACGAAGTATGTCGTAACACTTGATAATGGCGAAGTCGAGAACAGATGGTGGTTGGGTTGCTTTTGGGTTGAAAGCGTTGGAAAGGTAATCGCTTGGAAGCCGTTATCGAAACCATACGAAGGGAGTGAAGAAGAATGATTAAGATTGAAAACGATTGTGTAGGATGTCCGCAAGGATGCATTAACTGTGGGCGTAAGCGTGTACCGCATTGGTACTGTGACCGATGCGAGGTTGAAGTAGACGAGGGCGAACTGTGGAATGTTGACGGAGAGCAGATTTGCGAGGATTGTCTCAAGGATATGTACCCGAAAGTTACCGCTGACGATGCAGACGATTACGATGATGTATATGACCGGGCAGATTACGAATATGACAGATGGAAAGACAAGGAGTTTAATGATGGCTAAAGGATTTACGAATGCGGTGAATGCGGTTCTGCGACAAGCGAATGCGAATGCTTCCCGGTGCGTCTGCGTATGGTCGGCACTCGCACTCCGAGAAGAAGGATTTGACCGGGAAGGAATCAAGCGTGTGCTTGACAACATCATCAAGTATAGCCGTCTCTCTTGCGGTAAGACAGACATACAGGAACAGTTAGACCATATAGCCAATGTCACAGGCTTACGGATTGTGTGGAAGTCCGATGACAAGGTAGAAGTGGAAGAGATAGCAGATTGGGAAGATTTTGATACGGAGGGTGACGAGGATGACGGAGAAACCGATGAGTCTCGGTGAAGCAATCGGGAAGAGAATAAGACAGATGCAGAACGGCAAGAAGATGACGCTCAACATCACCTTCAATGTGCCGTATGATTTCACTCCGGGATGGTGCGAGGGTTGCCCCTTCCGGGAAGAAAAACCAATATTCGATAGTAGGATGGTGGGGACTCTTACAGATGTGTCGTGTAGAATAGGATTTATGAGAGAAGAGTGTCCATTAGAAGAAAGAGGTGAAGAAGATGAATAATATTGAAGCGGTAGAATGGTTGAAGAAAATCAAAGAGTCCATCCACGGCGGTGATGATGCGATGGATGAATGCAGAAGGGAAGCACTTGACTTGGCAATCGTTGCACTTCCGGCTCACGGGTTGGATGTGAAGCAGATTGTCGATTTGCAGAAAAAGAACGATGAATTAATGGATGTGATTGATGTGAACGGACACGAGATAAACATTTTAAGAGAATGTCTTGACGGTGCGGTTCGTCTCAAGTGTTGTTCCGAAGATATGAATAGGGTGTATGAGCGTCTCATAGCAATACGGACTGAATATGATGATGCGGTAAGGGATTTTATCACATCCCGAAATTCATATGACCGCTTCTTAAAAGACAAGGAAAACGGAACGCTTTTAAGATGCACGAGGAACACAAGCGGAGGTGATGTTAGTGGCAATCCAAATCTTTATTAACCTTGAGGATTTGATTTGGTGGATTGTTTTCGGCGGGATTATGGCGATTCTGCTTATCGTATGGATTGCTTTAACCATCGTAGAGGGAATCGGAGCGTTCTTCTACGGAAAGAGAAAACGGGAAAAGATGTACGAAGAGTACGAGCGGAAGTACGGAGATACCGCTGACGATGCACAGAATGCCCAAGAATGAAGTTTTATATCATCGGTGGACAGTTTATAGGCTAAACACAGAAAGGAGCAAATATGTGGATTAAGGACACGCAGAGCGGAAAGGTGTTCCAATACGGACACGACAGACACGATTCGTTGGAAATCTCCGGGGACGGCAGAACGCTTTCTTACTACCATCTACAATGCGGGGACGGAAGCAGATACGGCTCGTTCCTGTTCGTGACAGATGAGAACGGACACATCCCGGACGAGGACGAGGTATTGCGGAAGCACGGAGCGGACGCTTACTTCAACATTGGCGGTTTCTCCGAAGAGCAGAAGGATTGGAGAACGCTTCAGCACCAAATCCTCAAGATGATGATGCTGACGGATAACAAGGAAGTCGAATCCGCATTGGCGGGAGTGCTAAAACTTATGGACGGAATGGGGAAGGGCGATTGATATGGCGAATGAAGATTGCCCTTGTAGATTCTGCGTACCGCCGGAACGGCATAAGCTTTGCCACATAGATTGTTCCAGATGGGCAGAATGGAAAGCAAAAGAATTAGAAAAGCAGAAGATGATCCGTGAAAAGAAGCAGAAGAAAACGATGCTTGACGGCTACCAAGTGCAAGCCGTTGCACATAACAGAAGCCAATCGGGAAGAGCGATAGGTAACAAGAGGTGGAAAGATGCTTACAGAAGCAGAGTGGAAGATAATTCGGAAAGCCCTACAGATTGTTCAGATGGCACATCTCGTGACGGAAACGGCTGACGGCATAGAATATAGGGACACTTCGTTAGACGCTCTTATTCGCAAAGTGAGAGCGTTTGAAGAGGGCTTGACAGATGCGGCAGATAGTGGTACATTAGATACAGGACATAAACCATAGTGATTTTAAACTCCTTGAAATCAAAAAAGAGAGAAGGCGGGGAAACCCGCCTCCTCTCTTTCTCTTTATTCCTCGTCCTCATATCCGTCTTCGTCTTGCATCCGGGACAGAACCACGAACATAATTGCTACATACGCACAGAATGATAAGATGTGCAGCCAATCCAGAATAATCATTTTGTCACCTCCCTATACATCAAGTAGCTCTTCCATCGTCACACCCAACGCCGTTGCCAGCTTGTAGACGGTCGACGCGTACGCTTTGTTGATATCGATCTGCCCGCATTCCATCGCTCGGATGTTTCGGACATTCACGCCTGTGGCATCAGCAAGGGATTGCTGACTATAGCCCCGCATCTCCCTTGCCCATTTCAGCTTTGAGATTGCCTTTGCATTCTCTGTCTGCATCGGAACTCCGTACTTCATTGAATCACCTCCGTTTCCCAAATAATCTCTTTAATAACGGGACCTGCTTTTCCCAATACCGAATGAGAAGCATCTTCTCTTCGGGAGTTACATACGGCACGGAGTACTGAAACACCCGCCCGAATTCGGGGGAGTAGTACAGGCACTCCCCGTACATCGGCAGAAGTTCTGCTCCCGTCTGCCCGATGATGTTCCGGCTATCCTGTGCGTTCCGTGTCCGCAATGCTACGATACCATTGTAGTTAACCTTTATCTCGGTCGGAATAACCTTAACGAGCGGACATTGCGTAGCCGTGATAAGAATCACGCCCGCTGCACGTCCAACTTGGCTGATCCGCTGAATCAACGGCTGAACCGCCCGCCTGTTCGTTGTCATCAAATCGGCTAACTCATCAATGATGACATAGACTTTCGACCCGTCGTACTGAAGCAATCCCCGTTTCGCCATCTTCCGATACCGCTTGTCAATCAAGTCCATTGCGGAACGAAGCATTCCGACCATCTCTTCCGGCTCACTTGCGTAGCCGATGCAATGCGGGACCTTTTTGTACGGGAGCAACTCCACCCGCTTCGGATCGATGAAAATGAACTGTACGCCGTTCGGCTCGTCGGTCGGCAGATAGTGCAGACCCGTCGTGATAAGTCCGTTGATAAGGACGGACTTACCAGAACCCGTCGTACCGCCGATTAACAGATGCGTCTGCTTCAGCATATGGTGGTACAGACCTTTTACTGTACCGCCCGGTGTTGTGTACTTAACCTTTGCCATTATTATACCTCCTTTAATATGGTTTGTCATCGTCAGAACGGGAGTAACCGCCTACCCGTTGACGGGGCCGAAGCCCCGTTTCGACATTACCTATTGTACGGGTCGTCTACCTTGATGTACTTCTCAATTACGCCGAAATCCGTGTTATGCATCAGTTCAACGCTGATAAGGCATTCCAGATACCCCGTAATCTGTTGGTCAACGGTGGCTCTGGAAAAGCTATTGAGTTCCTTATACCATATGCGGAAATTTTCAATGTCATTCCGAACCTTTTCGGGGAACTTGAACATAATCTCCGTAGCCTTGAGTTCGTTCTCATCGGCGAAAGAACGGATGCGGATGTTATACGCTCCCTCTTTCTCCAACTCTTCCAACTTGTGGGTCATATGTTCTGCCGTGTACAACTGATTGCGAACCTTTTCTTTGTTCGCCCTGTTCCATTCAACCGAATACAACATAATGTTTTCTCCTCTCTGTTTTTTACTTGCCGACCGCATACGCTTCGACATAACCTTTAATGCATTCTTGTAAATACTCTTCGTAAGACAGAACGCTCTTCTCAAATTCTTCGGCACGGTTGCCGTGGTACTCTTTCCGCTCCCCGCAAAGATACTTCTTTACGCCGTAGTTCTTGTGATATAACCACGCTCCGTAGTAGTCACCTTCATCCTGTATGTCGCAGAACCAGGGGCCGTCGATGTTGACAGTACGGAGTACGGGGTATGCATCGAATTCCACATCGGGGCGAAAATCGTAGTACTCTCCGTTGATCCGCACGAGAACTGTCAGCCCGTGCTGCCGGGCGGTAAGGATTTGCTCAAGCGTGATAGTTTGATTTCCTTGCATAGTGTTTTCTCCTTTGAAATTTTATTTGGCTTGCCATCGTCAGCCTACAGGTTGCCATCCTGTAAGGACGGGACCGAAGTCCCGTTTCGGCTAGAATTCAATTCCCGTTACCCGCAGAATTGCTTCCCGCAGATCGGTCAAGTCCTCAATCAATCTGGTAAGGTCATCGACCTTTGCAATCCGCATATCGTTTACGGCAACTTCGCCGTCCGTCAGCTTTACTCCGACCCCGTGGCGACCCCGCTTGCGGAGCAAATCGAACTTCTTCTGGTCAATCACTTCAAGCGTTTCATTTGTAAACTTCATTGCATTCACCTCTTATCTTCTTTTATTTTCGGCTTTGAGCCGGAGTTCGGGGAGCGGAATCGAACCGCTCCGTGAACCATTCCCGATGACTTCAAATTCTGTATGTTCTGTAGGTGGTGAACTTCTTTTCTTCGGCGTTCCAGATTTCCACCGAAAGAAGAGAACCGACCGAAGAACCGTCTTTCGCACCCCTGTCCCGTCTTCGTTCCATCTCTTCGAATTCGTACAAAAGGTTCTTCATCCAATTGAAGTGGTAGAACTCCATTACCACGGTTGAATTAATCATAGCCCCTTGCCAATTCAAGTGAATAAGCGTGACTTTTGCGTATCCGTCTTTTTTCTTCATTCCGTTCACCTCCCTATAACCATTCGACCTTGTTAAGGGTCATCTCCGTATATCCGATATCATCCATCGCACTACGGAGTTCTTCCTGTGTCGGGTCATCCCCGTCATTCCAACTCTTGTATGTTTTCACATACTCCGCTTTCATCGCTTTTTTTGCTCCCGCTTCGGTCGCAGAAACAACGGTAAGGTCATAACCAAACCGATACAGGGTTGCCAGAACTACTGTTGCTTTCTTTTCCTTTGCCATAACCTTTTTCTCCTTGAAATTATTTTTCCCGCTATCCGCTTTCCCGACTCCCTGTCCGGCGTTACGCTAGCAGACAGAAAATGTACTTCGCTTTGTTGCGGAAAGCCCTATGTCACCGATGACGATGACTTACCGTTCTCCGATAGGGCGTTGTCTTTAATCTACGAAACCGACCTCGCACAACTTGTCAGCCGGACTCCCGCAGACATCGCATACATAATTTTCATCGACGGGTACGCCGTATTCCTTTAGGAATTCGTGGTCAGCTTTGTAGTACTCCTCAATCAGTTCTAACTCTTCGCCCGTGTCTTCAATCGCTTTGATGCATTTGTCACAGGCACAGAAAGATTTGTACTGTTTAAGATCGGAAAGATTGATTTTTGCCATTGCATTTACCTCTTTTCTTTTGTTCGGTTTACCTCATCAGTACGGCGGTTACCACCCGTCCGTATATCCCCCGTTCGGGGGATTTCGGCATTACTCTTCACCCCTTGCCCGTCTTGCTATCGTGTCCGATATCGTGATATCGGACTTGCCTTTGTACGACCCCACAAGCTCTAAAAGGAAGAACCCGTCATTGTCGTTCCTGTGCTTCGTGGTTGTGATTACATAGGTCGTGTCCGTCTTACTGTCGTACGGGTCAACTACCATTTCGGCAGCGTATTGGTCATCTAAATCGTTTAGGTCGTAGGATATCGTTCCGTCACCATTGTCGATGAACAACTCTTCGATGTTGGGGCTTTCATCGTCGAAACTGATTTCCGACCACACCGCAGAAATGCGGTTTTTCTTGTGATGCTTGAGAACACAATCTAAACAGAACTTGTCGAACTCCGCATCAATCACATCGCTAACGGCTACGGGGTTTCCGTCTTCCCATTCGGCAACGGTTTCCCAACTGAATTCGCCCATATAAAGGCTTAACATCTGTTCGAATGCTTCCCGATTGTCTAGAGTTCGGAACATTTCCCACTTCTCAAGATCGACAACCTTGTTAAAACTTTCTTTACAATTCATAAAATCACCTCTTTTTCTTTGGCTTGTCATCATCAGTACGGCGGGGGCCGCCCGCCGTAGACCCCGCAGAAAGCGGGGTTTCGACATCATCTTTCAAACATCTCTTCAAGCGTTCCGTCTTCGTGGTAGACATTTACCCGTATCCACCCGTTGGCTTGCAAAGCGGAAAGCCGGAAATAACCGCCGTCTTCATCACGCCCGCAATCAACTATCACATTTTCGCCGTCTTCATTGACGGCAGAAAGCGGGAACTCTTTTCCCGCCGTCATTGCTTTGAGTTCCGTGTAGTTCACAATAACCACCTCTTTTCTACTCTTCATCGCCATCATCTCCGTAATAGGACTCCCAAAAACCGCCGTCATCCGTGCTATTTTCGACAGAAAGAATAAAGTCAGCCTCTTCGAAAGTATCGGCGGTATAAATCCATTCGCCATTATGATAGACTCTAAACTTACCGCTTTCTTTGTCCTTGTAAACGCCGTCCGCATTAATCATAAGATTTCACCTCTTTTCATTTTCGGCTTGCCATCATCGGGCTACGGGTTGCCATCCCATAACGACGCCCGCCGGAGCGGGCGTTTCGGCTTTGCTAGTCAATGTTTAATATTTCCCCCGTCATAATGTACTTGTAATGAACTCTGTCGGGGTGTTTTACTATCTTTTTCAACTCCCGCCCGATTTTCGTAAAAAGTTCTTTCTGTCTTAAGTACTCCATCCGCTCACTATAAAAGCAAGAACGGGGGCTTGCTTCGATTATCCAATCGAAACAGAAATCATAGTCAAACGGGCAAATTTTAACATAATTTGTTATGTCGGGGTCATATCCCCCCGCTTGTAAGATGCTCCGCACATACATACTTTTTTCTATGCATTCCGCATAGGTGAAAGCTTTTTCAATTACGCCCGTTTCCCTGTCGAACACCGCAAGTACAACCTCATTGTATATATCCGTGTCGTAGAAAGATATTCTGTCGGGGAAAATGTTTCTTATTTCAGAAAATCCGTTCGGCGTGTATCTGTCATTAAAAATAGAATGCATCGCCCCCCGATTTCGTGCCGTTCGTATAACATCATCAACGGCGTTTAGTACTTCTTGCGGGTTTTCGATCCCCAACGCCCGCAAAGCGTCTTTTTTTCCGTCGTAGTAGTGAGCAAATTTTGTAACGCCGTCTTTCTGGAAAACTGTACGCTCCCCCCAATAAGGGAAAACCTTTACACCATCGACAGAAAGCCCGACATTATTATTTTTTAATGACTCATTAAAAAATGCATTAATCATAGTGTTCCAACCTCTTTTCTTTTCGTTTTGGCTTGCCATCATCGGCACGGGAGTAGCCGTCTACCCGTGGACGCTCCCGCCGTCCGGGCGGGGCGTTTCGGCTTTTTAGATTTGATTGAATTCGCAAAGCGTGAGTTCTGTATCCTCTTCTTTGCAAAAGTCACAGATAAGCATTTCGAACGGGTTTGAAGTCTCACGGCGTTCTAAACAGATAACCCGCTCCCCGTGGCTTTCCAACGCTTGAATACAATAACCGCATAAATTCATATGAACTTTTCCTTTTTTCTTTGCCATAGCTTTCCAACCTCTCTTCTTTTTTTATTACCCCTTGCGGGAAGTCCCCGCCCGCATTTCGATTGCGGTACAAGTCCCCAAACCGGACACGGGAAAAGGGGCGGTATAACCGCCCCCGTGGTTTTTGTTAGTGGATTTTGCAAGCGATTTTAGCATAGTCATTAGAAAAGCATTTCTTGCAAGTACTACAATTTTTGCATTCGCATAATTCGAAATCGGCGGGGAGTTCATTAACCGCCGTATATATCGGTAATCCCATAGCGGACGCTATAGCGATCTCTACGGGGTTTGTATCATCCCATATGCTATAACGGAGCGTGAAATTTTCGGGGCGTTCCGTGTTTGCGAAGTAGCGAACACTTTTTGTATAGGCTATAAACTGTAAGTTGGGGATATCCTTGCAAGCGGTCATAATTTCAAGCCATTTGTCGGCATATGCTTTATTGTAAAAATCACCGCTTTCGTGAATTCGGAAAAAGATATGCTTTGCGTTTCTGTATGCCTTACGGCTTGCGATTTCGTGTATCTCTTCCACCATATACGGCACGAAATCGCTGGTTTTTGAAAACTCAAAATTTTTCATTCTAGCGGGTAATACTTGCGGGTATACTCTTTCCGCTTTTACCGCATAACACGACTTGCTACAATGTTCCGTACGATACGGGCAGGTAATGCGGGCGGGTAAATTCCATATCATATACTTTACTTCGCTATCGGGTTGTAACTTCTTGTTACCATTGCTTATGTTTACAAGCTTTTCATTATTCTTTTTCATAGTGTTTTACTCCATTTCATCAAAAATTATTTTGCCATATCGGCAAAACCCACGGGGCGAATTGAACGCCTTATATTTAGCCCAACGCTAGCCGTGGGAAGAGGTTTTGCGATCCCCTTGCTTTCTTACCATATGACTATAGCAAAACAGGCTATAGCCCGTTATCCGCTCCCCGCCCGATTTCGGGCGTATCGTCGCATTTTCAACGCTCCCCGCATATAATGCGGATTATCGCATATAATAACTTCTATGGTAGTATTATTTCAACTTCCATTACTCACAAGGCGGTATTCACGGGGGCGGGCAAATCCCCCGCTTTTCAATGTGCGTTTATACTCCTGTCTCCCCGTTTCTCACGGGGTTGGTATTGGGAAAGATCGACGGTCGCCCCCGTCTTCTATCCCTATAATCATTCTATCATATCTATGTCATAATATCAATAGTTTTTTGCTCATTTGTACAATTTTTTTGTGCAATGACAGCCGATGCTACAAACGGACATAATAACCCCGTCGGCAGCCGTCACAACCCCCGATTTTTGCCCCGCTCCCGCCCCGTAAAATACCCCAAAAAGCACGATATGCCCCACAACGCACTACAACGCGATTCTAGCCACTTTTACCCCGTAGGTATATATTATATCCTCTAAAAAAAGTTAAAAAAAACTACTATAGCCGTGTTTGATTACTATATGATGTAGTTTTCAAAACCGTGTTATGGTAGCCGTTTAATACTATAATTTTCCCCCGCTCCCATACCCGCCCCCGCCCCTATAAAATAATCCATTATTTTATTATATATACATAGTAGTAAATCTATACTATAACATAGTATTTAATACTACATCATATAGCATACAACCCCATAAGATCGGGTATGCCGGACTACATCCATATAGTAGTAAATCTATACTATAATTAACCTATTAACCTATCGTGTAAATAGGTTGTTGATACCCTATAAACCTATTAGCCTATAGGATAAATAGTCAATAACCACATTCGGCAGCCGTTCCCGCCTATTCTGGAATACCCCCATATATAACCCCATATCCCTATATATAAACCCCCTATTACCCTATACCCCCATAGCCTATATAGTAATAGCTTTCATATAGTGCCATAGCCTATATATTATATATCTATATGGGTTACTAGCCTATATAGTAATAGCCAATACTATATCTATAACTTTTATAGTATTCTATAGCCGTATAGTATAATGGGGATTATAACGGAACTATATAGTATAAGGGGCTACCCCCGCCCCGCCGATACGCCCGCCCCATACCATACCCCGCCGATACCCCTATAAACCTATACGGATACCATAGCCGATGCAATAGCCGTAGCCGTAGCCGTAAACCGGTCACCCCGCCCCGCATTTCATTTTTTGGAGCATAAAAAAGGTCCCCCGCCGATGCCGTAGCCCATACGATGCACAACCCGTTAACACGAAATAAGCAAAACCCCGTATAATACCCCCGCCATACCCCCGCATTGCATATAGTTTTCAAAACTACATCACATAGGATCGAAAACCGGGGGACGGGGAGGGGGATACCGTGTCGGGGGCCTTGGGCGGGGTAACCCCCCTCCCGTTATTTCAGCCAAAAGCCTTTTTTTGCCCAAGGGTTTACCGAGAAAAAATAAAAAGCCCCCTGTGGGACCGTGTAGCAGCCGTAGAGGAGATTTTGTGGATATAGGTGGTAAACAGTATGGGTTGGGGGCGAATATGGGGACCTGTGCGGTTTAGGGGGTTGACAGGGGATATGGGTCCGTGATAATATGGTTACACCAGGTTACGAATAGAGATATTCGGAATGGTTCTGACGGCTACCTCATAACCGATGCGTGGAATACGCGTTACATCGTATCGGGTGGAGAGAGGGGAGGAGATTCCTCTGCCAAGCAGAGATGTGCGGGTTCGAGTCCCGCCCGTCAAGTAAGTATTCAGCCAACGCATATACCCCTTATCAGCGGGAGCATCCATCGGGAGGTGGGTGCTTCTGTTTTTTTATGAAAAAATAGGAAAAAGGGGCTTGACTAACGGATGGACAGGTGATAATATGATATTGCACAAGTGTGCAAATAAAAAACACATAGGAGGGTTATATGTTTGGATTCAAGAGCAAGAAGATGAAGCATATGGAGGCTATGTACTTCAATGTATGCAAAGAGCGGGACGATTTAAAGGAGGAACTCCGCTTCAAGAACGAGTGTTATGACCGCTTGGTGGAGCGGGTAGCGGATTCGATTAGGGAGACGGAGAAAGTCATCCCGCTGAAGTGTTGTGCGGTAATCGAGAGGTATCCGTTTACTGTGAACATTGATGCGGAGGAGATTGCGAAGCAGAGAATCATCGAAGAACTTGCGAGGGTAATCGGGGACTATGCTACTTTCAAGGTATACGGAGGAGGGGATGGAGTGAAGTATATGGAAGCCCTAATCCGAATCGTGGCGAAAGATAAGGAGTGCTGAATATGGTAAAGAGCGAATACTGTACCAAGATGGTAGAAAAGCGGATAGAGACGGTAATCCGACTATTCTGCGACAAATGCGGAAAACCGCTTCACAAGGAGTACGGCGAAGAGTACAAACAGTATGAGTGGAGAGAATACAAAGAATCCGTAGAATATTTTTCGGTGACTACGGGGCATAATGATTGGGGCAACGATAGTTGTGAAAGCATCGAACACAAGACTTATTGCCGGGAGTGCTTGAGCGTAGCGTTTGCGAAGTATCTTGAGCGATGCGGTGATGCGGACACGGAGTATATGGAGATTGAACACCATTGTAGGCGTTCATTACCGTTAAAGGAGGGATAATATGCTACTGACGATTTTGGTAACGATTGACATTGCTTTATCCACGGTAACGCTTTTGACCTTTATGGAATGCCGTGAGCGAGACGAGATGAACGAGAGAATCGAGGAAGTGTTTGCGGAGATTCGGAGAGAGATGGAAGAGGAGGGTTAACGATGGATGATAGGTTAAAGCCGGATTATGTGTACTTGAACAAAACCAATCCGATTGATGCGGTAGGGTACATCCCGCCGATAACGCTCTTCTACAAGGATTATGCGATGCAGATGGATAAGCAGATTGAAGAAACGGTGTTAAGAGCGGTTTCGGAAATCGGCGTGGACATCGACAAAGAGCGTCTCATCAAGATATTGGATGGTGACAGGAAGTCCTATGAGGACGGATATCGGAACGGATTTGCTGACGGACAGAAGTCGGTAACCGAAAAAAAGACAAGATGGAAACAATGGTTACAGAACCTTATCGGTGATGACAGGCGTTCCTTTGTATGCGGAAAGTATAGGAATTGTGAAGATTGCTTGGTATACAAGCCTTGTATGGTGGAGCATACGGAAGAGGACTTCTATAAAAACCGAGAGGAATTTGACAAAGCGATTGACGAGTGGTTGGACACAGAGATAGAGGAGGGTGACGATGGAGAATGAGAAGAAGCGGGCTTGCATCTATGTTAGGGTAAGCACGGAAGCACAGGAAGCCGAGGGCTATAGCCTTGAGGAACAAGAGCGTCTGTGCCGGGCAAGCATCGAAAGCAAGGAATGGGAGTATGTGCGGACATACACGGACGGGGGATTCAGCGGAAAGACGGTTGACCGCCCGGCGTTACAGGAGATGCTGAAGGATGTCCGTGAGGGGCTTCTGGATGCGGTGATGATTTACAAGTTGGATCGGTTAAGCCGTAGCCAGAAAGACACGCTCACCATCATTGAGGATTATCTGCTCCCGAATAAGGTAGATATTGTGTCTTTGAAGGAGACATTGGACACTTCCACGCCGTGGGGCCGAGCGATGATAGGTATCCTGGCATCGTTCAATCAGCTTGACAGGGAAACCATTGTAATGAGAACCACGATGGGCAGACGGGCGAAAGCGAAAGCCGGAGGATATACGGGTGGCAGACCGCCGATGGGATACTCCCGGAAAGACAAAGAGCTTGTGATTGACGAGCGTGAAGCGTGGATTGTTCGGGAAATCTTCAAGATGCACAAGGACGGCAAGTCGCACAGGACGATTTCGGCAGAGCTTGAGGGTCGTGGCATTCTGGGTCGTGACCGCAAGCCGATCCCGTACACGACGGTCGGAAGCATCTTACGGCACGGGGACCTTTACAGGGGCATCAAGGAATACGCCGGGGCAAAGGCACAGGGACGGCATCCGGCAATCTTACAGGAGGAGTGATATGTACGAATACCACATTATGTTCCGAAACGGAGACGGCGTAACGCTCAAGGGGAGTCTGTTAGATTATGATGAAAACTATGTGAAGATATGGAACGGCATAAAATTGCTTGCGGTGTTCTCTTGGGAAGCGATAGTCGGGTTCATCAAGGAGGAGTTAGAATGAAGGATAACAATACGATAGCGGATAAGCGGATGGCGATGAAAGGGACCGTCCTTGCGATGAAGAAAATCACGGAACTCCCGAAGAACGACAATTGGAAGTACGATCCGAAGCATACAAGGAACTGTGTGACGGAAGTCATTGAAATCTGCAGCAAGTACGGGATGATTCCTACCGTCAATATGATGTCGATGGCACTCGGAGTGTCCAAGCAGACCGAATACAATGTGCGTACGGGCATTACGGCCGCATCGGCTGAAGTAGTAGACCTCTTGAACGAATATGTCCGTATTTGCGAAAATGTGATGCTACAGGGGACCTTTGACGGGACCATAAACAACATCGGCGGTATCTTCGGTTTAAAGGCTTTGTACGGCTACCGGGACGAGCCGAAGGAGATTGTGGTTACGCACCAGATAAACGGCTTGCTCGGAGAGCGGAAAGACCCACAGGCGATAGCGGAGCGGTATGCGGAAGCGGTAGTATTGGATGTCGAACCCTCGGAAATCCGAATGCAGAGACAGGAGGAAGAAGCGGATGGCGAAGCAACAGAAGATTGATTATCGGAAGACGGCATCGAAGATATTTGAGCAGATCAGAGAGCGGAATGAGCTTAACACGCCCGCTGCGGTGTACGAGGACGCTTTCCAGATAGCGTTTAACTGTATGGACGAAGACCGACAGATGTCGCACGAGATAAATATGTATCTCCGTTCGCTGATCTCCACCGCATTGAAGATGCATCACCCGGAAGCGGAGAAGCTTTACGAGATATACCGCAAGTCCCTGTTGATGGACGCACCCGACTATCTGGATGCGTTCCTTCTCTATAACGAGATTGACCGAAAATTGGAAGACCGATTCTACCAGACCCGCCGGAAGACGCTGAAACCCGTCGTAGACGCTCTCCAAGACCTCGCAGATGACCGATTGGACGAGTTATTCATAGCGATGCCACCCCGTACCGGGAAAACCTCTCTGCTCGTCTTTACGACGGCGTGGCTGATGGGAAAACGCCCGGATATCCCGAACCTGTACTCGTCATACACGGGAAGCATATGCGGAAAGTTCTACGACGCGGTTTTGGAAATCATTAACGACGAAACGAACACCTATCGGTGGCGGGATGTGTTCCCGCAAAAGGAAAAGGTGCAGACGAACGCCCTGGAGCAGACCATCAACATCGGCCGCAAGAAGCACTACCCGACCTTAACTTGCCGATCCATCGACGGAACGCTGAACGGAGCGTGTGATGTGGACGGCGGTTTTTCCATCGGCGATGACTTTGTGTCCGGCATCGAAGAAGCTATGAGCAAGGAACGGCTCGTCAAACTGTGGGGCAAGGTTTCCAACGACTACATCAGCCGTGGCAAGCCCGAAACCACGAAATACATCTGGATGGGTACAAGATGGTCGATGATTGACCCGGAAGGAATGCGAATCGATCTGCTTGAGAACGGAGCGGAAACATCAAAACGGCGATACCGCATCATAAATCTGCCCGCACTCAACGAAAAAGATGAGTCGAACTTCGACTACCCGTACAAAAAGGGCTTTACGACGGCAAATTATAAGATGCTTCGGGAGAATTTTGAACGGAATAATGATTACGCGTCTTGGGCTGCCCAGTACCTCGGACAACCGATCGAGCGTGAGGGCTCCCTGTTCAGCCCAGGCGATTTTCAGTACTTCAACGGCGTTCTGCCGGATGAGAAACCAGACCGAATCTTTATGGCGGTCGATCCGTCCTTCGGCGGCGGGGACTTTGTTGCGGCCCCTGTGTGCTATCAGTACGGGGACACCATTTATGTGGTGGATGTCGTATATAATGACGGAAATAAGACGGTTACGGTAGCCGATATTGTCGGAAAAGCGAAGAGGTACGAAGTCGGAGTGATGCAGATAGAGGTAAACAAGTCCACAGAGAGCTACATAAATGTCGTGAACGACTCTATGAAGAGCCAAGGATACCGATGTACCATAAAAACGAAGAATTCATCGTCACAGGCGGCGAAATGGACGCGTATTCTTGACAAATCTACCGACATTCGCAACAATTTCTGGTTTTTAGACCCGCAGCATCGGTCCCGTGACTATGCAAAATTTATGGAAAATGTGTTCCAATACAAGATAAACCTGTCGGAAAAGGGCTTGCGGAAGCAACACGATGACGCACCCGACTCCCTTGCCCAGGCGGCGGACTTTTTGAACACGAAAAAGAACACGGTGCAGATCGTAAAGCGTCCGTGGTAGTATTTTTGTTAAAAATTTATAAAAAATTACTTGCAAAAAGACACAAGTTGTAGTATTTTCAAAGTGAAGAACCACAATTTCTGTCTTTTTTTGCGTTGTAAAGGGAGAAAAAATGGAAAACAAAGAACCCATTGTATTTAAAAGATTCACATTTGGGCGTAAGCCTATCTATACTCCGTACACGGAAGTTGACAAGGAGAATGTCATCGACATTCTCCGTGACGCAATCCCTATTTTTGAACAAAACGCATCCGATTGCGAATACCTGTACAACTATTACAAGGGCAAGCAGCCGATCCTTGCGAGAATCAAGGAGATTCGCCCGGAGATTTGTAATACGATTGTAGTAAACCGTGCGTATGAGATTGTTACTTTCAAGACGGGCCGCTTCCTATACAAGCCGATTCAGTATGTCAACCGATCCGAGAACACCACGGATGAGGTAAATGCCCTCAATTCGTTTATGTATAACGAGAATAAGAGCGGAAAAGACCGGGAGCTTGTCGATTGGATGCATATCTGCGGACATTCCTACCGAATGATTGTGGATGCCCCGCTTGCGGATATGACTCCGTTCCACATCTATTCCGTTGAACCGACCAACGCATTCGTGGTTTACAGTAACCGCTTCGACAGGAAGCGTCTTCTCGGCGTGTATGTCACGACCAGGCTTGACGAGGAGAAGAACAAAGTAAAGACTTACACGGCGTACACCGATACGATGGTGTACACGATTGAAAATTATGAAGTGAAGTCGGCAAGACCGCACATTCTCGGTGACATTCCGATTATTGAATATCCGGCGAACTACGCTCGGCTCGGCTGCTTTGAGATGGTAATCGAGCTTCTGGATGCCATCAACCTCGCAACGTCCAACAGACAGGACGGCTTGGAACAGTTCATACAGGCACTTCTCGTTTTCAAGGGACTCGATCTTGAAGAGGGCGATGTCAGCAAACTCCGACAGGAAGGTGCAATCTGCATCCCGGAGGGAACGGATGTCGATTATCTCGTACACGAGCTGAATCAATCGCAGACCCAGACCCTGGTGGATGATTTGTACCAGGCGGTACTTACCATCTGCGGAATGCCGAACCGCCAGAGCGGATCGACTTCCACTTCCGACAACAAGGGAGCGGTTGTTCTGCGTGACGGATGGTCGGCTGCGGCCACCGCCGTAAAGGAAACCCGTCAGTACTTTGAGGCAGCGGAGCGTGTAATGCTCGGTATGGCACTCAAGATGTTCAATGTATATCGGAATGTCGATGTTAAGGGCGGTCGCACCGATCTGTCGATATCCGACATCGTGGTTCACTTTGACGAGGGCGAATATGAGAACGCCCTGGAGAAAGCACAGGTTCTCACGATGCTCCTGTCGAATGATTGGGTTCATCCGAAGAACGCGTACGCATTCAGTAACATTACCCCCGACCCGGAATCCGCATATCTTTTGGGCAAGGAATTCCACGATGAACAGGAAGCCAAGGAACTTGAAAACCTTGAGAGCGGCGGGGGAAGCGGTAACGGAGAACATATGGTTCACTCCTACTACAGGAAAGACCCGGCAAATTAAGGTGATTGAGAATGTACGAATACACGGATAAAATTATGAGGGGCCTTACGCTGCGGATGATGCGGCGTTTCAGCAAGCTCAAAAAGAAATCCGTTCTGGCATTCGACAAAATCAACGCATTAAAGAAAGAGGTTGACGATTGCTACGGGTATTGCTTGAAAGAGATTGACAAGGCATACCTCGATATCGCAAAACACTACTACAAGGAAGCGGGCGGGGAGGATTCGGTGATCGACCTTATGTGGATTCACCATTTCCTCGGAGGGTTTGACCCCGTAACCAAGTATATATTCGATACCGAAGCAGATCGGAAACAGGCAAGGGCGTTTGAAGCCATTGCCGTTTCCAAAAACCCCGCCGAAGTGGACAAGGCACTCCGTCTGTTCCACGCACAGGTAAAACAATGGGCAGACGAAGTCACCGACGAGTCCACTATGGAAGCGTACAAATCACTCGGCATCAAAAAGGTTCGTTGGATAACCGAGAGGGACGCAAGAGTGTGCAAGATTTGCGGGGAGCGGGACAACGAGGTTTATCCGATTGAAAAGGTCCCCGATAAACCACACATCAATTGCAGATGCCATTTAAAGCCCGTGATTTGATCCATAATTAGTTAGGCGGGAACGCCAATCCCGGTGCTTAACGCTCTTAACCCTCGGCGTTAAGTGTGGGTTCAAATCCCACCGTTCCCATCCACAGAGAAGTGGTTAAAACGCACACATTGGCAGAGAAGCCATTAAAACGCAAAGCACAGACAGAGAAGTCTATAAAACGCAAGGAGGATGTACTATGAAAATTGATACCGCAAAGATTGAGGGATTTGATTCTCTCA